TTGGTCTCCCTCCATGCGGAGGGAGTGGATTGAAATATCTTGAACCCATCTTGAACCGTTTACCGAAATTGGTCTCCCTCCATGCGGAGGGAGTGGATTGAAATGCCGAAACCTACAACGGCGACGACTACGCCGGAGTCTCCCTCCATGCGGAGGGAGTGGATTGAAATGCAGGATGCGGCAATTCCACAAGTTCCGGAACGTCCGTCTCCCTCCATGCGGAGGGAGTGGATTGAAATAAGACGAGAAATTGGAAAATCAGCGTAAGATTGCTGTCTCCCTCCATGCGGAGGGAGTGGATTGAAATTGAAAGAATGCCTCGTACTGTTCTTTTGTGTAGTCGTCTCCCTCCATGCGGAGGGAGTGGATTGAAATGAAAATGGTTGATGATACGATCCGGAAATACTGGTCTCCCTCCATGCGGAGGGAGTGGATTGAAATATCTTGTCACTGTTCTTTGCTGGTCACTTGTTTGTGGTCTCCCTCCATGCGGAGGGAGTGGATTGAAATGTGAAATATAACTGTCCATCTGTACCATAATAGAGTCTCCCTCCATGCGGAGGGAGTGGATTGAAATATTTCACCTCTTTAATTCCAATCTCAACGCAAGCGTCTCCCTCCATGCGGAGGGAGTGGATTGAAATGACGACGAATCCGCTCCAGATACTATTGCATATGTCTCCCTCCATGCGGAGGGAGTGGATTGAAATGACGGCGTACAAGAATTATTGCAGATGCCGTCGGGTCTCCCTCCATGCGGAGGGAGTGGATTGAAATACCAGGTGCTTGTGCTTTCCTGCCGTCAATTTCGTCTCCCTCCATGCGGAGGGAGTGGATTGAAATCAGGGCATCCGCCCCTTATCTGACCAGGCACGAGAGTCTCCCTCCATGCGGAGGGAGTGGATTGAAATTCGCCACAGCACGGGTATAGGCACTGTCTGCGGCTCGTCTCCCTCCATGCGGAGGGAGTGGATTGAAATACTTTGCGGCATTTTTCTGTGCTTCTACCGCAGCGTCTCCCTCCATGCGGAGGGAGTGGATTGAAATTCTATTCCGCATTGCCCAGACACCGCAGGCTATCCGTCTCCCTCCATACGGAGGGAGTGGATTGAAATGATAATTCCAAGGTGTGGTTTATGTTTGATGCGATTGTCTCCCTCCATACGGAGGGAGTGGATTGAAATACCGGATCGGAAAAAATGCTGCGGCTTGGCGGTCGGTCTCCCTCCATACGGAGGGAGTGGATTGAAATGGACTGAACGTCGAAATGCAAAAAGGTGATGTCGTCTCCCTCCATACGGAGGGAGTGGATTGAAATGTTCAGATCGACGTTTCCGGAAATGCCGTATACCGTCTCCCTCCATACGGAGGGAGTGGATTGAAATACCCAATGTACGAAATCAACTGTAGCACCTAACGTCTCCCTCCATACGGAGGGAGTGGATTGAAATTCGCCAGGTGTGGATTTGCGGTAGAGATTATACAAGTCTCCCTCCATACGGAGGGAGTGGATTGAAATCCGTTTTCGGTGTCTTGGTATCCGTGTTGGTTTCGTCTCCCTCCGTGTGGAGGGAGTGGATTGAAATATCGAAGTTATGCTTACTGAACTCGATTATGCAGTCTCCCTCCATGCGGAGGGAGTGGATTGAAATAGGAGACAAACGGCGTTCAGACCGGTGCCGGCGTGAGTCTCCCTCCATGCGGAGGGAGTGGATTGAAATGCTCCGTCACGCAGTGCCTGTTCCTGCATCTCGAGTCTCCCTCTATGCGGAGGGAGTGGATTGAAATACTGTTAACCCGGACGGCAGCGTGACACACGTCGAGTCTCCCTCCGTATGGAGGGAATAAATTGAAATTTCAAATAGTCCGCATAGATCGGATTCCGGCAACCCTGCTGCGCCACAAACTTGTCCAGCTTGGCGCTGTACTCCATCTGCTGCATCTGATTCTGTGCGGCCTCGTACTTCTTCTGCCAGTCGGCAGCGGACTGCTTGATGCCGTCAATATCCATTTCGGTGTACGACTGGATCTTGCTGTTCGCATCGTTCAGCTGCCCTGTGACAGCATCCAACTTTGCCTGCAGTGCGTTGTAGTCCTCTTCGCTGTAGGTCTTTGCCTGCGGCTCCGGCGTCTGCTCCTGCTGCTGTGTCGGCTCGTTTTTGGTTTCATCTTCCATGTTCTTTCATTCCTTTCGTGATTTGGGTATAAAAATAGCACCTGATTGCTCAGATGCTGATTTCACAAATAAGAACGCCGTACCCGCTGGCTGAATTGTTCTTGTTTTCCGCCCTCCGCCAGTTTATGCCCGTGGTCGGGGCTGTGGTTACTCTACAATGTGCCAGTCCTCTGCCAGCATATCGGTCTGACTAGCCAGCCATCCGATACAGTACCGGTTATCTGCGGTTTTCATAACAATAGAATCGGTGAAGGGATAACTTCCGTCACCGATTTCCTGCGTCAGTAATTTGCCGTCAGCAAGATACAAGTATATTCCTTTGCCGTTCCAACCGGTTCTGGCAACTTTCTTTCCGGCTTTCATTGCTTCCAATGCACCGCCGAATGTCAGTCTGTTTTCTAAATTTTCCATGTTCTTTCTCCTTTCGGGCATGAAAAAAGCACTCTTTTCAGAATGCTTAATCCAGTATTTCGTAACTTTCTATATCGTCCTCTGTAAGAGTAACAGAACTACCGTCGTCAATGTCAAAACATATTGCATCAACTTCTTCGCCGTTCTCATCTTCCCCAACGCACGGAAACGCACCATATCCGATATAGGTATTCCCGCTTTTACAGGTCAGTTTTGCTCTGTGACCTTCAATCAAATCAATTTTTCTGTTCCAAATCACATCTTTGAACGGACACATCTTATTTACCTTCTTTCTTAGCAGATTTCCTTATTGTAGGGATAACATGAGTGCCGCCTTTGCTGTACTTGATTTGCACTGTTTTGGTGTCAACATATCTCCCGATTTTCTTATCAAATGTTTTTCCAATTACTTCCGGCAATTCGATATATTCATTCATGGTCTTCCCATCGTCAGAAAGAGATAATCTCCCTGTTCCTCCGTACTTGCTTACAATTTCCTGTGGGTCAATATCTTTCCGGAGAACACTTCTCGGTGTTTGCCTCTTCTTCGGGTCTGGATTAGAAAATGATTGTACAGCTTGTTTTACTTGGTTCTTCCACTGCTTGTTATAAGTGTGTTTTATTTGCTTGTTTTTCTCGACCTTGGTTTTGACGTAGCCCTTTTGAAGCGATTTCCGAAAGACTTCCGTGTCTATTTTACCAGAATCCCAGTCAATTGTCAATCGTTTCTTTTCTGCCGCAGCGTGTACCGCTTTCTGAGCCGCACTCCGTCCAAACCCGTCCACCTGCTCCCGGAACGTATCTCTCCGCTGTCCGGTCTGGCTGCAAAACGTTTTCAGCTGCTTTTCGGCGTCTTTCAGCTTTACCACATTTGCCGCATAGTCTGCCTGCAGTACTGCTTTTGTTTCTTCGTCCGGGGCGTTTTCCACTGCTGCTTGTGCTGCCAGTGTCCGCCGCTTTAGCGCCCGTACATTCCGTTCGCCCTGCCGCTGCATCTGGCTGATCTCGTATTTTGTGTACTTCTTGCCGTTGTATGAGATGTTTTTCTCATTCAGCTTTTTGATCTGTTCCGGCGTGTAATTTGGCTTGGAGATGCCTTTGTAGTATGCGTGCCAGTCGTGGTGGCAGTTCCAGCCCTTGAATCCCTCGCCGGAGCCGTAGCCGATCTCATGCAGCGTATACACGTGCAGCCCGTCAATGGTTTCTCCGGTCAGCGTGACCAGCTGCCCCTGCCACCTTGCGTGTTCCGGTCTGGCACCGCTGTGTGCGGTCAGTTCCTGTGTGGAGGGAGTGGATTGAAATGACGATGCAAGAATGGCAGACTGGCAGGGAGATCGTCTCCCTCCGTATGGAGAGAGTGGATTGAAATGTGCACCTTTGGGGCGTGGAATCCGGCACGGGCAAGACCGTGGGGCTGATGCTTGCGGCGAGCGTCTGGGGCGACCCCATGCTGGGACGGTATGTGCAGACGTTCAACGCCACCCAGGTGAGCCACGAACGCACCGCCGGATTTCTCCATAACATTCCCCTGTGCATCGACGAATTGCAGCTGTCCAAGGACAGCCACGGCAAGAGCCGGTTCGACGTGTACCAGCTGGCACAGGGCGTGGGCAGAGGACGGGGCAACAAGGCAGGCGGCATCGACCGCACGCCCACATGGTCGCTGTGCATTCTGACCACGGGAGAATCTCCCATTGTCCAGAGTGGTGCCGGAGCCGGTGCGGTGAACCGTGTCATTGACATCGAGTGCCGTGCCGCAGAATCGGTGGTGCAGGACGGCGTTTCCGTTTCGGCGGCGGTGAAACAGCACTTCGGACACGCCGGAAAGGCGTTTGTCGAGGGACTGACACCGGAGCGCATCGAGGCGGCAAAGGCGTACTACACCCAGCAGTTCCGGGAACTGTCCACACGGGACACCACGGAGAAGCAGGCAATGGCGGCTGCGGCGATTCTGGCGGCGGACAAGCTGGCGGACGAGATCGTGTTCCATACGGGAAAGTGCCTGACAGCGGACGAGATCGCAGCGTTTTTGCAGACCAAAGCCAGCGTTTCCGCCGGCGAGCGTGGCTATCAGTATATGTGCGACTGGGTGGCGATGAACGCCAACAAGTTTGAGGTGGAACGCCGCATGATGCAGGACAGCACACCGCTGCCCACGCTCAGCGGCGAAGTGTTCGGCAGGATCGAATCCGGCTGGGCGTACATCAACAGCAGCGTGTTCCGCAGGGCAGCACAGGAAGCCGGCTACGACAGCCGTGCACTGCTGAGCTGGCTCAAGGCGAAGGGGCTGATTTTGACGAGAAAGAAGAACTTAACACGAGGGAAACGGATTCACGGAATCAATACCGAATGTGTTGTGATGCGGCTGCATCAGGATAACGGAGATGAAAACGACGTTCGGGATGTGTCCGAAACGGAATTGCTTTGAATGTGGGGTGATTTTGCAATGGCGTGGGGCTGCTTGTGGGGGCAAAATGTGTTAAAAAAGCACGCAGTTATGGGTGTGTGGGGTTGTGGGGCTGTTTTCCCCCATATATACACGATTTTATTTTCAGATATTCTGAACCGGAAAAATATTTTTTTTCTATATAGGAAAATGTGCGAATTAGCCCCACAGCCCCACAACAACCATTTTTGACTGGAAATTGCGTGGTTTTTCTTGTGGGGGTGTATCCCCACAGTGCTCCACAATCCCCACAGTGATAGATATTGTGACTTTTAAAACTTTTCAAAAAATAGCCTCTCCTGAAAGGGGAGGTGGACCAGCGAAGCTGGTGGAGGGGTTTTCGTGGAATCTTTTGCTTTACGTGATAGATTTCACGGAAGTACCCCTCAGTCACCTTCGGTGCCAGCTCCCCTTTCAGGGGAGCCTGATTGACTGAATGAAACCAGAAAGGAAAATGCTTATGCAGTTAAGACCTTATCAACAGGAGTGTATCGATATCCTGGAACGCAAGCCGGACGGGCGGTATCTGGTGCAGATGGCGACCGGTCTGGGAAAGACGGCGACCTTTACCCACCTGCCAAGGCACGGGGACGTGCTGCTGCTGTCCCATCGGGAAGAACTGGTACGTCAGCCTCTGCGGTATTACACCGGCTGCCGCACCGGCGTGGAAATGGCTGGGGAATCCTCCAGGCCCTCGGACGAGGTGGTTTCTGCCAGCGTGCAGAGCCTTGTCCACCGGCTGGAACGGTTCGAGCCGGAACGCTTTCACACCATTATTGTGGACGAGGCACACCATGCCGCAGCATCTACTTACCGGAAAGTGCTGGACTACTTCACGCCACACAAAGTCATCGGGTTCACGGCAACCCCGAACCGTTCTGACAAGGCACGGCTCAGCGATGTGTTTGACGAGATCGTGTTCCGGCGGGATCTGCGGTGGGGCATTTCACAGGGCTATCTCTGTGACATCTTCTGCCGCCGCATCGACATCGGCTATGACCTGCGGCAGGTGCACACCCGCAACGGGGACTATGCACCGGGGGAGCTGGACGAGGCAATGGCAGGCACGGAAGATGCGGTGGCAGAGGCGTACCGGAAATATGCCAAGGGTGCAACGCTGATCTTCGCCGCCAGCGTCCGCCATGCGGAACAGATCGCCAGGCGGATCGACGGGGCAGTGGTTGTCACGGGAAAAACGCCCAACCGGAGCGAGATCATCCGGCGGTTCACGGCACGGGAAATTCCCTGTCTGGTGAACTGCATGGTATTCACCGAGGGGACGGATATGCCGCTGGTGGAAACGGTCATCATCGCCAGACCGACCCAGTCCGACAGCCTGTATGCCCAGATGGTGGGGCGGGGGCTGCGGCTGCACCCCGACAAGGACAAGCTGACGCTCATGGACTGCGTGGGCGTGACAGGCAAGGCACAGCACTGCACCCACGCTGCTGGGCGTAGACCTGTCCCAGATCCCACAGAGCCGGCAGCAGGAAGTGGAGGGCTTGCTGTTTGAACTGCCGGAAAAGGCGGAACTGGCTTCGGACTGCCCACAGAGCTGGATCCGGAACACGCAGATCGTGGAGCTCTGGGCAAAACAGCAGCAGTACGACACCCGGGGGATACACTTTTTCAGGATGCCGGACGGCAGGCTGGTGTGCAGCCTGAAAGACCGGAAAAAGCTGGTGATTCCCTGTCAGGACGAACTGGGGAACACGGTGTACGGCGGCAGGGCAATGCCCATGCAGGAGGCAATCGACAAGGTGTATCAGGAACTGCTGACAGACTATCCCGACCAGCGATATCTCTGGGACTTGTCCCGTGCCAAGCGGTGGGGAACGGCTCCGGCAAGCGAGAAGCAGGTGGAGCTGATCCGGAAGAAGTGCAGGAAGTATTCGATGGACTGTGGCGGGCTGACGAAACTGCAGGCATCGCAGATCCTGAACCGGCTGATGATGAGGTGAGAAAATGGCAAACATGACAGAAGACCAGATCCAGCAGGCGGTGATCCGATGGTCTCAGCAGGCGAGTGTCCGGAAGATGTTTCCCCAGCTGGCACTGCTGTACCACATTCCCAACGAGCGAAAGTGTACGCCCCAGCAGGGGGCAAGGCTGAAACGCATGGGCGTGAAATCCGGTGTGCCGGACTTGCATCTGCCTGTGGCGAGGGGCGTGTATCACGGGCTGTATCTGGAGATGAAAACGGAAAAGGGCAGGGTGTCTGCCAATCAGGTGTGGTGGCTGGAACGGCTGCGGGAGAACGGCTGCTGCTGTGTGGTCTGCCGCAGCTGGGAAGATGCCGCACACACGCTGGTGACCTATCTGACAGAGGGCAGAGCCGATGAACGGGAAAGAAATTGAAGTCCTTGCGGCAAAGAACGCCCCTCTGCCGGACGGGCTGGACGTGCCGGAACGGTATCTGTTCCTCTGCCTGCGGTCGCTGTACGCTCAGTTTCGGGCAGGGACGGTGAGCCGGCAGCAGGCGAAACGGGAAAAGACGGAGATCGTCAGCGGATACGAAGCGTTCCGGCTGCGGTGGAAGATCACACAACAGGATATGCGGATCCTGCGGGAGGTGCAGCTGACCGGCAACTATTACCGGAAAGACGGCTGCCCGAAGTGTCGGGAGCTGTATGACCGGTTGTGTGGAGTTGGAAAGGAGTAGACAATGATCGACCAGGAAACAAGACAGCAGTTTGAGGACGAGGTATATCTCATCTGCGGTGAGGACAAGAAAACGGCATCACGGATCATGACGGCGTTTGACACGCTGCGTGGCAAGCCCGGAGTGCTGGTCACAGAAGAACAGCTGAAGCAGATCAGGAAGGAATTTTGGGGTTCCAGCGATGATGTTCTCGGCAATGAAATGATCGAAATCGACGAAGCATACGGCATTGTGCGTGAGTGCATCGGGTGTGAGGAGGAGTGACACATGGTGCAGGAATGGATAAAAACATCTGAAAAAGTTCCGACAAGTAACGGCGAATATATCATCACCTATGTGTATTGGGATCCCGGCGAATTTTGTGGTACTGTGATTGTTGGCACAGCAGAATTTGACGGAATGCACTGGACAATACACGGCAGAAGTGCATACGACGCACTTATCGGTGAGCGGTATCCAGTGATTGTGCTGATGAATGGGAGAACACCTGTCGGCACCAAAATCGATGTTGTTGCATGGATGCCACTGCCGGAACCGTGCGAGCGTTAAACCCAAAAGGAGTGGATCTACATGGAAAACAAGCAAATCAAGAAAGCCACGCTCTGCTGGCGGTGCAAGCACGCCGTGCCCAGTGCGTCAACCGGATGCAGCTGGTCACGCCGCTTTGTGCCGGTCGAGGGCTGGACTGCGGAAAAGCACCAGCAGAAACAGAGCGGCAGCGTTTACGAAACCTACTGTGTGATAAGTTGCCCGCTGTTCCAGAAGGACGGCGGGAACAGTGCTGACAGCTGCAAGGACGACACCGGCTGCATCCGCATCGCAGAGCATATCCTGCGAGGGCAGATGAACCGGTACCGCACTGCACTGGAACGCTATGCCAGAACCCGGAGCGACAACGATCTGGCACAGTTCCGGTCGATCGAGCGTGACCTGCTCACGCCGTACTATGCGGCACTGACGCTGCACAGCATTGACCTGCGGCAGGTGTGCAATGAACTGCGGCAGAAGGCAGGACTGCCGGAATTGGAGGAGATGCAATGACCATTGAAGAAAAGATCACACGCTATCGTGGTATCCCCAAGCTGATAAGAGATCTCCAGATCGACAAAGAAATCTGCACGTCTGTAAAGTCAGTGCAGTTCGACAGCATCGGAGCCGCACACGGTTCTGCCGAAAACCGCACGGAACAGAAGCTGCTGTGTGCCGCAGAGATCGACGAGGAGATTGAGCAGCTGGAACAGGAACGGGATCAGCTGAAACTGTGGATTTTGCAGGAGATCAACCGTGCCATTTCCGGCGGCGGTGCAAAGGAGGTGGAAATGCGGATCATACTGAAATCGCATCTGCTGACGGGAAACAGTCTGAAACACATCTCCCGTGCAGTGGTGCATCGGGATTATGGTGTGACGAGAAAGATTTTTCATGAGGGGCTTGCCATGCTGGAAAAAACCTCACACAATCTCACCGAATCTCACTTGCAGTAATCCGCATTCCATGCTATACTTATACTGACGAAAAAAGGCAAAACGTCGTGAGGATTTCCTTGCGGCGTTTTTTGTATGCCATTTTACCGGAGGGGAGGACATGGCAAATGCAGAAAACCTGATTCCATTCGATGAACGAACAGAGAGCGAACAGAGAGAAATTGCGAGAAAAGGCGGCATCGCTTCAGGAGCGTCCAGAAGGGCGTACAGGAGCCTGAAACAGGCGGCAAAGGCTTTTTTTCGGGAGAATGACGATGCGGCCATGCGGCTGATACAAGCGCTCTACGAAGAGGCGGCCGGCGGCAATGTAAAAGCGCTGGAAAAATTGCAGGACCTCATCGGCGAGACCGTACAGCGTGAGGAGCTTGCCATGAAGAAAAAACAGGCGGCGGCGCAGTCCAAGCCGGACAATGGCAAGACAGCGGAACTGATCGCCGGCATGCAGGAGGCGGCAGATGATCTACACGAAGAAGCAGCGGCAGCTGCTGGGACTGTGGAAGCGGAAACAGCTGTGCCGGATTAACCTGCTGGAGGGCTCGGTGTCTTCCGGAAAAACGTGGGTGTCGCTGGTGCTGTGGGGCTTCTGGGTGGCGACCATGCCGGAAGACAAGCTGTATCTCATGTGCGGCAAGTCCCTGACCACGCTCAAACGCAACTGCCTGATACCGCTGGAAGAACTGTTCGGGCGGAGCAATTTCCAGTTTTCCACATCGGCGAAAGAGGCGTATCTGTTCGGACGGCGGATCCTGCTGGAGGGCGCAAACGATGCACGGAGCGAATCCAAGATCCGGGGACTGACGCTGCAGGGAGCGTACTGTGACGAGCTGACGCTGTTCCCGAGGGACTTTTTCGTGATGCTGCTGTCTCGTCTGCGTGTGCCTGGTGCAAAGCTGATCGCCACCACAAACCCGGACAGCCCGGAACACTGGCTGAAAAAAGAATACATCGACCGACGCACGGAGCTGGATATGCTTGTCGTGCGTTTTTTGCTGGACGACAACACTACACTGGATCCGCAGTATGTAGCAGCCGTCAAGGCAGAGTATACCGGCGTGTTCTACAACCGGTTTATTTTGGGCGAATGGTGTCTGGCGGAGGGCATCGTCTATCCGCAGTTTGACCGGACGCAGCACGTGCGGCAGCTGGAAGAGCCGCAAGGCAAGTGGTACATCTCCGTGGACTACGGCACGCTGAACGCCTTTTCCGCAGGGCTGTGGTGCTATGACGGGAAAACGGCATACCGTGTCTCAGAGTGGTACTACAGCGGCAGAGAGCAGCGGCGGCAGCTAACCAATGCCCAGTATCTGAAACACATCCAGGCGCTGGCAGAGGGAAAGAAAATCGAATCTGTCATTGTGGATCCTTCGGCAGCATCGTTTATCACGGAGCTGCGACAGGCAGGGTTCACCGTGCGGAAAGGCAGAAACGACGTAGTGGACGGCATCCGCAGAGTGTCCACGGCGCTGCAGCAGGGAAAGCTGCTGTTTTCGCCGGACTGCCGGGACTGCATCCGGGAGTTCTCGCTGTACCGCTGGGACGAAAAGGCGGCAGAGGACAGACCCATCAAGGAGAACGACCACGCCATGGACGATGTGCGGTATTTCGTCAGCACCATCCTGCGGCAGAGTGCGTCGCTGTCACATGACCGTATCACATTGTAAGCGAGGTGAAAAGAATTGTTATATCCCAGACAGGAATATTATATCATGTCTCCGGAAACGGAACTGACCGAAGAAAAGCTGGGAGAATGGCTGCGACGGCACAAAGAGGACTGCAAACGGATGCGGTATCTGAAAGACCTGTACGAGGGCAGACATCCCATTCAGCTGATGCCGAAAAAGGATGCGTGGAAACCGGACAACCGGATCATCTGCAATCATGCCAAGTACATTGTCGACCGGTTCAACGGCTTTTTCCTGGGTATCCCGGTAAAGACCATGCACCCGGATGCAGAGGTGGCAGCGGAGCTGGAAGAGATCCAGCGGTACAATGACCAGGACGACAACAACGCAGAGCTTTCCAAGTACTGCAGCATCTACGGCAGCGGATTTGAGCTGCTGTATACGGATGAGGATGCGCATATTTGTATCACCTATCTGTCGCCGCTGGAATGCTTTATGATCTACGACGATTCCGTGGCGAGAAAGCCGCTGTACGGTGTGCGGTACTACAAGAACAGCGACAAGGAAACTGTGGGCAGCGTGTTCACGGCATCGGAAATCATTCCGTTCTCTGACAAAGACGGGCTGCACTTCGGCGACCCGGTGCCGCACTATTTCGGCGGTGTGCCGCTGATCGAATACATCGAAAATGAAGAGCGCCAGGGTGCTTTTGAACAGGTGGAAAGCGCCATCACCGGCTATGAAAAGGCGATCTCCGAAAAGGCGAACGACGTGGACTATTTCGCCGATGCGTATTTGCTGTTGGTAGGCGTAGCGCTGGATCAGGACGACCTGCACTTCATGCACAGCAACCGTGTGATCCACGTGAGCGGTCTGGACGCAGACCAGCTGAACGCCGTGAAGGTAGAATTTTTGCAGCGCCCCTCGGCGGATGCCACACAGGAGAATCTGCTGAATCGCTTGGAAGATCAGATCTTCACGCAGTCCATGGTGGCGAACATCTCGGACGAGGACTTCGGCGGCAGCTCCGGCACGGCACTGGCGTACAAGCTGCAGCCCATGCGTGACTTGGCGGCGAGCAAGGCGAGAAAGTTTTCCAGCGGCATGAACCGACGCTGGCAGCTGATCGCATCTTCTCCGGCGTCCAGGATGCCGGCAGACGCGTGGAAAGATATCCGGTATCGTTTCACGGAGAACCTGCCGAAGAATCTGCTGGAAGAGGTGCAGACGGCGGCGCAGATGGCTGGCATCACGTCCCGGGAGACACAGCTGTCCGTGATCTCTGCGGTAGATGATCCGCAGTCAGAGCTGGAGAAGATCGCCGCAGAAAACGGCACAGAGCCGGACGATGCGCTCCGGGCAGAACGCAGCACAGAGGTGACGGCAGATGCCGGGTAAATCCTCACCGGTCTACTGGCACGACCGCAAGGTGCAGTACGATGCAAGCCTCGCCAAGGACGAAAAGCGGCTGTACAGCAAGCTGGCGGCGTACTACGAGAGAGAGGCGGCACGGCTGGACAAGGAAATTGCAGCGTACTACACCAAGTACAGTGTCAACGGTGTGCTGTCGTACCGGAATCTGCTGGAAACGCTGCCGGATGCGGACAAGCGGCTGCTCATCGAACAGCTGGACGAGTTTGTGAAAAAATATCCGGACTACGCCGACCTGGTCCCGGTTCGGGAATCGATCTACAAGCTGAACCGGTTGGAAGGTCTGCGGCAGTCTATTGCCATGCAGCAGCTGCACATGGGCGCTTATGAACAACAGCAGGCGTTGGCGTTTTTTCAGCGACAGGCACTGCGGTATGCCAACGGTGCAGCGTCATTCCTGGGACTGGGCAGCGGTTTCTACCGGCTGGACAGCGATGTGATCCGTACGGCTGTGGGAAACAAGTGGTGCGACGGCAAGGATTTTTCAGAGCGCATCTGGAGCAACCGGACAAAGCTGGGAAACACCTTGCACACGCAGTTCGTGAACGGCGTCATTCGTGGAGACGATTATCACCAGCTGGCAAGGCAGCTCCGGGAGAAGTTCACGCAGGTGTCGCAGAAGAACGCCGAGCGGCTGACCTTTACGGAGGACACGTATCTTTCCAACGAGGCAGCCATGCAGGTGTTTGAGCGGGAGGCGTCGGTCACGGAATACGAGTATATATGCACCGGAGATGCGGAGACCTGCGACATCTGCCGTGGTCTGAGCGGCGAGCGGTTCAAGATCGCCGAACGTGTTCCTGGTCTGAACTTTCCGCCCATGCACCCGTGGTGCCGGTGCTTCTTTGATCCGGTGATTCCGGAGAAAAAGACGTTGACTTCTGGGACGGATAGTGGTATAATAACATCAAACGGGATTCAAACAACATCACTTTCCTGGCACATGAAAGAGCGCTCAGAAGAACGTGGTGTAAGCCTTGATGATGTTAAAGATGCGCTTACTAATCCATTGCACATTGATGAAATAAAATACGATGGTCAAGGACGACCTAGTCAGAGATTTATAGGTGAGGGTGCAACGGTTAATGTTAATCCGGAAACAGGAATTATTACAACCGTTTGGAAAACCGGAAGTGGAAAAATAAAAAAATACAAAAAGAGATGAGAAAAATGACAGAAGAGCAAAAAAAATTTTTGATCTCCATTGGAATAAATCCAAATGATGATCTTGACAAAATAGATGATCTTGTTTCCGATTATCTGGTGATGCACTGCCTTGATGAGAAGTACAATCCGAACGAGGAAGGGATAATGTGCGAAAGTATTTTGGACTACATTGGCGAAAATTGAAGTTGCTTTTCGAATGAGGTGTACCATGGCAAAAGACGATTATTTCAAGCTTGTATATGCGATTCTCACAGAATTGTATGAATGCAAGAAAAGCGGAACAAAGATACCGCCGGATGCGATACATCCGGAGCGCTTTGGAATCCCTGTCAGCTATTGGCTGGACATCATGGAAGAACTTCTGGATGCCGGATACATTGGCGGCTTTACGGTACACTCCACAAAGACCGGGCGGTATCTCTCTTCGGACTGGCTGGACAGCGTAAAGATCACAATGTCCGGCATTGCATATTTGCAGGACAATTCCAAAATGAAACAGATGTACGGACTGGCAAAAGAAGTCAGAGACTGGATTCCAGGAATGTAAATTGAATCAGAACGAAAGCATCTCAAACGAGGTGCTTTTTTCATGCCCCGACCACGGGCGAAAACTGGCGGAGGGATGGAGAATAGAAACAAAAAAGCTAGTGGGTAGGCGTTTCTATATCAAAAAATGGCAGTGTCAGAAATGGCGCTGCTTTTTTATACCTATTTTTAAGAAAGGAGTGACTTGAAATATGCAGCTGCTGTTTTTTCACGGCACATTCTGTCCGCCCTGTGTATCCACGCAGAAAGCAGCAGAACAGTATGCCGCAGAGGTGGGCGTGCCGCTGTATACGTTCCGCTGTGACGATGTGTACGGCGGAAACGATATGGCACGGCAGAATCACGTGCGGCATATCCCCTGTCTGATCCTCAAAGACGACAAGGGAAACGAGCTGGCACGCACCGAATGTGCGCACACGCCGGAAACGCTGCATCAGTCGTTTGACGCAGCACTGAAAGGAGGTGGAACCAAGTGAATGAGGGAAATACAGATATCGAAACTGGAAAGCCCGGCACAGACCCGGCAGGAACAACCGAAACCGGAACGGACTCCGGCAAAGAGACCCCGAAAGCCGGCACGCAAGCCCCGGCAGCAATGACGCCGGAGACCGTGACCGCACTGGTGCAGAAGATGCTCCAGGATTTCACGGCAAAACAGCAGGCGCAGCAGTCTGAGGCGGAAAAGCTTGCCGGCATGAACGGCACACAGCGCCTGGAATACGAGCGGGACAGCTATAAGGATCAGCTGGCACAGCTGCAAAAGCAAATGAACCTGGCGCAGATGCAGGACACCGCACGGGGAATGCTGGCGGAAAAGAACATCCACGCCGCAGACGGACTGCTGGCAGCCATTGTGACAGAGGACGCAGAGACCACGAAAAAGAACGTGGAACAGTTTGCGCAGCTGTTTTCTGACGCTGTAGAGGCTGCCGTAAAGGAACGGCTGCGTTCCAGCACACCAAAGACCGGGACACCGGCAGGCAAAATGACCAAGGAACAGATCTTTGCGATCGCAGACGCAGACGAGCGCATTGAGGCGATCCGCAGCAACATGGATCTGTTCCAGTAACGAAAGGAGTACAACATGGCAGTACAGGAAAACACCAATATTACCACCGATTTTGCGAAAGCGCAGTCTATCGACTTTGTGAACCGCTTTACCGGCGGCATCAAAAAGCTGCAGGAGATGCTGGGCATCACCAGACGGCAGGCGCTCTCAGAGGGTTCTACCATCAAGACCTATAAGCGTGCGGTCACGCTGGCAGACGGCAACGTGGCAGAGGGCGATCTGATCCCGCTGTCCAAGGTGGAAAAGACCCCGGACAAGACCTATGAGCTTGCCTACAAGAAGTACCGCAAGGCAGTGACCATGGAGGCAATCCAGCGCAGCGGTTTCGACCAGGCAGTGCAGGAGGCAGACAGCGCCCTGCTGCGGAAGATCCAGAGCAACATCCGCAGCGAATTTGCGGCCTTCCTGGCAAACGGCACGGGCGCAGCAGCCGGAAAAACCATGCAGGCAGTTGTGGCGGACGCATGGGGTCAGCTGCAGGTGCTGTTCGAGGACGACGGCGCCGGCTCGGTCATCATCCTGGCGAACCCGATGGACGTTTCTGCATATCTTGGCGGCTCTGACATCACCACACAGAACGCATTCGGCATGACCTATTTTAAGGCGTTTCTGGATGTGAACATGATGACAAACGCCAGCGTCCCCAAGGGCAAGATCTACGCCACCGTTGCGGACAACATCAATCTGGCGTACCCGAAGATCTCCGGCGGCGAGATCAGCAAGGCGTTCAGCTTTACCACAGACGAGACCGGTCTGGTAGGCATCACCCATTCGCCGGACTACAGCCGTGACAACTACGAGACACACATCGTGACAGCGCCCACACTGTTTGCAGAGCGCCTGGACGGTGTTGTGATCGGCACCATCGCTGCGGACTGATGGCGCTGTTGGAACGGGTACAGGTGCGGCTGGACGGCGAGCCTGGGGCAGATCAGGAGCAGCGGCTCCGGGAACTGTGTGACCTGGCTGGTGTCCGCATCTGTCTGCGCATCCGGGAGCCGACACTCCCGGAACTGCTGGAGCCAATCGCCGCAGATGTTGTGGTGAAACTTTGGCGGCGTTGGAACTATGAAGGCATCTCCTCAGAGAACGGCGGCACGCTTTCCACCAGCTTTGTGGAAGATGTGCTGGCGGAATACGATGACGAGTTCGCTGCATATGTGGAACAGCAGGCGGCGCAGAATGGCAGGCGAAAGATCCATTTCTATTGATTCGGAGGTGATCGGATGCGGTATATTTCCATTGCGTTTCTGACGCAGAAACAGACCGGCACAGACGTGCTGGGGAATCCGGTCACGGAGACGGAGACCGGGGCGAAGTGGTATCGTGGGCGGTTTACGGAATGGTCAGCGGAAGAGACCACACTGGAAGGACGTGATCTGACAAAGGCAGCACGCAGGCTGCTGACAGACGCACCGCTTTCCGTGTGTAGGACCGCAGACGGCGTCCAGACAGACGGCGGCGAGAACTACCGCATTCTCTCTGTGAAAGAGCTGGAGCGTTGGCGTCTGCTGTATGTGGAAAGGTGGCGCATGTGAAATGACTGGATTTCAGGTGCTGTGGGATGGTGTACAGCCGCTTTTGGCCAAGCTGGAAGAAAAGTCCCAGGCGGATTTTCTGGGCTGCTGCAAGCGTGCTACGCTGCTCCTGCGGAATAATGCACGGAAGAAAACGCCGGTCGCAGAGAGCACCGTGTACAAGAACCGGAAAGGTGAGGTGATCGGGCAGCACAAAGGCGGCGGTCTGCGGCGGTCGCTGCGGGTGTCGATGCCCTCCGTGTCGTCGCCCGGGGAGGTGGGATACATCATCCACTATGCGCCGCACGTGGAGTATGGACACCGGCAGAAGATCGGGCGGTATGTGCCGCAGATCGGCAAGCGGCTGAAAGCCAGCTTTGTGCCGGGGCAGTATTTTCTGAAAGATGCGGTGGGGGAGACAAGACCTGTCTTTCAGCGTGACATAAAGGAGACACTGAAAAAATGATGTACCGAAAACTGGGATTTGCGGAGCTTGCCGCAGGGGTCTTGGATGTGCTGCGGCAGAATACCGGCTATGACGTGTACGACGCCGTGCCGGAGGATGCCGAAAGCCCGTTTCTGTTCGTGGAAGCGGTGGGAAAGCGTGACAGCTCCAGCAAGACCACGTGGAAAGAGACCTTCGTGGTCAACATCCACTGTATTGCGAAACCGTCACCGGCAAGAACAGAAGTGTATGAGATGATCCAGCGCACGGAAGAGGCAATGACTGCGCCGCTGGTGCTGCCGGCTGGTGTGGAATGCCTGCTCCAGACGGAGACCGGCGTACAGTCCATGCAGCTGGACGAGACCGGCGAGTGGCACGCTGTGCTGGGCTATGAGATCATGACAAGCTATGGATTAAAATGCAAGTAGGAGGAATGCAAAATGGCTGAAAACTTTGACAATAACGTATACTGTGAATTTCCGGAGGCTGTGGCGAAAGCCGGCAAGGATATCCTGTTGTGCCTGTTCACGTCGGACGGCACAAAGCTGCTGGCGATCGCCGGACAGCAGAGTCTGACCATCAACCGGAGCGCCGACACCGTGGAGACCACTTCCAAGGACACCAAAGGCGGCTGGAAGTCGCAGATGGCAGGCATGAAGGAGTGGTCGATCGACTCTGACGGTGCTTATGTCATGGGTGCGGAGTCCCACAAGGAACTGCAGAAATATTTCGAAAGCGGCGATCTGATGTGCATTAAGATCGTGGACATCAAGGAGAGCAAGCCGCTGTTTGGCGGTCTGGCTGTGCTGACGGAATACACCCTGGAAGCACCGTATGACGATGCCATGACCTATTCGTGCAGCATCGCCGGAAACGGCGCACTGGTAGATCTGACATCGCTGTCAGAAGAGGACAAGAAGAAAGTCACCGCAATGCCGGCGTAACAGGAGGGATAAATCATGGCAGAAAAACAGAAAACCTATGAGCTGGACGGGACCGTGTATCATCTGCACTATACCATCGGGCGGCTGGAACAGATCGAGCAGGCGACCGGCAGCAGCGTAGTGTCTGCGATATACGGCGCAGTGCGGCAGCAGATGATGCCGCTGTCTCTGCTGCTGATGCTGTTTGCCTACGGCATGATGAGCGAGGACGGCGTGTATGCGCCGCTGAAAAAAGCGGCTGCCTATGCACAGGAGCGCCTGGGCAGTGACGGCTATTCTGAGATGTTCCTGTGTGTCGTGGAGCAGCTCCAGGAGGACTGCGGTTTTTTATTCCAGTAAGGCTCGTCCAGCTGGAATATCTGGGCGGTACGCCGCAGCAAGCCAAAAACAAGCAGGAAGAACAGGAAAACAAGCGCTATCGCAGCGCACAGGAATTTGCCTTTTTCGCCGCAAACTTCGGGTATTCCAAGTCAGAATATCTGGAACTGACACCGGCGGAAAAGCAGTTTCTGATGAAGGCATACGAAGAAAAGACCGTGGCGGACTCCACGCTGCTGGCGGCGGCAGTTGCAAACGCTGTGGGGAATGTGCTGCGGAAAAAGGGCAAGCGTCCGAAAAAGCTGTGGCGCAGATGTCCCAGAGCCGGAGACGAAAAGGAACGAGAACAGGCCGTGGCGGCGGTCAGAAAGATGGAACAGACAGAGGACAGGCGCTGGGTAGACCTGGTGTACCAGGCAAACGGCATCCGGCGCAGAAAAGGCGGTGAAAAACAGTGAACGAACCGGAATTCTATGCGGTGAAACGCTCCGGCGTGCTGATCGACGACAACGGTATCCTGCTGAAACAGGCAGACGGCGGTGTAAAGCGCTATTACGGCGTGTCCTACGAGATGCTGCAACAGGCGATCGCACAGGGATACGCTGCAGAAACGGCAAAGCTTTCCTGTGTGCATACCTGGGAGGACTACGGGCTGTTTCTCACAGACGTTGCCATCACTGCGCCGGAGGTGGAGCAGAACGTCGCCACTGTTCCCGGCAGGCACGGTGTGCTGGACTACTCCGAGGCGCTGAGCGGCGCTCCGGTCTATCACAATCGCACCGTTACTCTGACGCTCTGCAAGTTCTGCCGCATGGAACAGTGGCACACGGAATACCATGCGCTGCTTTCCAAGCTCCACGGGAAGAAGATGAAGTGGATCCTGGACACGGATCCGGGGTACTATTTCACAGGGCGGTGCAGCGTTTCCTCTGTACGTGAGGACGGCGCACACAGCACATTTACGCTGACGATGGATGCAGAGCCGTTTCAGTACGGCATCACCTCCACCGACACCGACTGGCTGTGGGACCCGTTCTGCTTTGAGAACGGCGTGATCCGGAATTATAAGGGCATCGCCGTGAGCATGGACAAGACCACCGTACAGCTGGTGGGATGCGACAATGTGACCCTGTCGCCCACGCTGCGTGCGTCGGCAAAGGTCGCCGGGACGCTGTCGGCATCCATAGACGGAAAGGTCTATTCCTTTTCGCTGCACCAGGGAGAAAACACGATCACAGATGCGTTTCCGCTGAAAGCCGGCGTGCATGAACTGACGCTGCAGTGTGCGGATGCCAATGTCGTGACGGTCAGCATCCTGTTCCAGGAGGCGAAACTGTAATGGCAGACAACTACACTGTGTATCTCTATCCGTACACGCTGACGGCAAGCAGCCATTCTGACCTATATACCGGCGACGTATTCCCTCATGCGGTACTGCATGACCCGTCGATTCCGGGACGGTTTCTGATGCAGCTGCCGTTGGAAATGGCAGAAAGCAAGTCCGGCAGTTTTTCGTTTACCATTACGCCGGACAATCCTCTGTACAGCGATGTGCGGCAGAATATGGACTGGGAGGTGGTAATTTTCCGGGGCAGCCGCTTTGTGTGGGCTGGCTATCCGGTACAGCGTGAAACAGATCTGTACCGCTGGACAACGTATACCTGCGAGGGCGTTCTGGGGTATCTGAATCAGGTATACCTGCCGTCGTTCCTGTACACAAATGTGAAACCAAGCGTGCTGATCGACGACGTGGTGTTCCGGAAGTACAACACGGAAGTGAGTACCACCGGCACTGCGGAGACGACGGCAACCGCCGCACAGCGCAGCAAACACCGGATGTTTGCACGAGGCAGCATTGACGGATTTGACAAATCAAACAGCAGGATCGTACGCTATACGGAAAAGACGCTGTCAGCCATGGAGATACTGCAGACCCGTCTGGTAAGCTATTTCGGCGGAAATCTCTATGTGAGCATGGTGTCGGATCCGGAAAAGGCAGGGGTGCTGTGGGAACTGCACTACAAACCGTCCGACCCGGAAAACACAAACCCGTACCTGGTCGCCGTGGGAAAGAACATCACGGAGATCTCCTACAATTACGATACCACCAGCTTTTATACAGCGCTTGTTCCGGCAACGTCAGACGGCAGCGTCCTTGTGACAGCGTCCAACGAGGAGCAGTCACTGAAAGACGGAGACGGGAGCATCACAGCACTGCGGCGGAAAAACAGCGTGATCTTCCGGAATGTGGCGCTTGTGAAAGCCTACGGGCTGAACGTAGGACTATATGACAAGCTGGAAAATGACTATGTGGATTCTGCGGAGGTGGTCGGAAATACACTGATCGCTGCAAAAGACCTGCAGCCGCCGAAGGTCACCTTTGAGGGGAGTGCCAAGGACACCACGGCGCTGACTGGTGACGCACCGCTGCAGATCGCACAGTATGTGCCGTTCCAGGACAGCACCAGGATGCTTTCCTGCCAGATGCGCATTACCAAGCTGACGCTGCAGCTGGACGATCTGACGCAGAACACGCTGGAGCTGAGCGGCTATGTGGATGCAAATAATCCGTGGCGGTTCTAAAGAAAGGAGGATACAGGCATGGCAGATTATACGCTTTCGGCGACCATCACCGGGGATGCGTCAAAGTTCCAGAAAGCGATGCAGCAGGCGGAAACGTCTATGCAGAAACTGAGTCAGAAACTGAGCGGATTCGGTTCGGGGCTGGAATCACTGGGCGGCAAACTGTCGGCAGCAGGTGGAAAGCTGACGGCGCTGGAAACCGCAGTAGGCGGTGCGGCAGCGGCTCTGGGAACACAGGCGGTGAAAGCCGGCGCATCCTTTGAGGCGGAGATGTCCAAGGTCTCTGCCATCTCCGGTGCGACCGGAGACAATTTCAAGCAGCTGAAAGAAAAGGCCATGGAAATGGGCAAAAAGACCAAGTTCTCCGCCACGGAATCCGCCGAGGCGTTCGAGTACATGGCAATGGCAGGCTGGAAAACCGAGGAGATGTTGGGCGGCATCGAGGGTATCATGAACCTGGCGGCAGCATCCGGGGAAGATCTGGCGACGACTTCGGATATTGTCACAGATGCGCTGACCGCTTTCGGCTTGTCTGCGTCGGACTCCGCAGAATTTGCGGACGTGCTGGCTGCGGCGTCGGCAAACGCCAATACCAACGTATCCATGATGGGCGACACGTTCAAGTACGTTGCGCCGGTCGCCGGAGCGCTGGGGTATTCCGTGCAGGATACGGCGATCGCCATTGGACTGATGGCAAACAGCGGTATCAAGGCAAGCCAGGCAGGTACGGCGCTGCGGTCGATCCTGTCCCGTATGGCAAAGCCGACCGACCAGGTACAGGAGGCAATGGACACGCTGGGGGTCTCTCTGACGGATTCCAACGGTGATATGAAGTCGATGCGCCAGGTCATGGGCGAACTGCGAAACGGTTTTGCCGGTCTGACCAAGGACCAGCAGGCGGCATATGCGGCAACCATCGGCGGACAGGAGGCGATGAGCGGACTGCTTGCCATTGTCAACACTTCAGAAGAGGATTTCGACAAGCTGGCGGTGTCCATCGACAACAGCGCCGGCACGTGCCAGGATATGGCGGACACCATGAATCAAAATCTGTCGGGTCAGTTCACTTTGTTGAAAGGACATCTTGATACAATCAATGTTAAGGTATTTGAGCAAATGGAACCGGGCTTGATGAATGTTGTAGGGTATGCACAGCGTGCAGCAGATGCAATTGACGGCATGGTTTCTGCGTTTGCAGCTGCCAAGGATGCCGGCGGTGTTGGGAAAGGCATTGAGGCAGCAATCGGAGCGCTTGGCAAAATGGCGAATGCCGGGGCGATTCCCGAAGTGTTCTCCAACATCGCCGACAAGCTGCAGCAGGTCTATGACAAACTGAAAGCACTGAAAGAATCCGGCGTGCCGCTGGAGAAGATCGCCGCTGCCGCTGCTGCGCTGGGTCCTGCAATGCTGATCGCAGGAAAGGCGACATCCGTCCTGGGCGGCGGTTTCCAGAGCATTTCCGGTATCCTCGGGGCGTTCTCCGGCGTGATCGGCGGCGCAAAGAGTGAGATATCCGGGCTTTCCGGATGGTTCTCATCGTTTTCCGGCAAGCTGAAAACGGCGAAAGGGTCTCTTGCAGCTGCCGGCGGTGCAATCGGCTCTCTGTTTGGGAAAATGAAATCCCTGAGCGGAGGTGTCATGGGAAAAATCGGGGACGGATTTTCTACGATTGCGGCAAAAGTGCCGAAAATCACCGTTCCCCTAACCGTGTTAAAGACAAAGCTGGGAGAGATATCTGGCGGCATTGGTGCAAAGGTTTCCGGCGTATTCGGAAAGATGGGAAGTGCCTTCGGTGCCGTCGGCGACAAGCTGTCGCCGCTGGTCGGAAAGTTCAAGGACTTTTCCGGTAAGATCGGCAGTGCGCTGTCCAGCGTGATGCAGGTCGCCGGGAGTTTCGGCGGCAAGTTTACATCTATTCTCATGAAAGCCTTTGGGTTCGGTGCAATCGGCGGCGTGATCCTGGTGGGACTGGGGCTGATCCAGAAGAACTTCGGGGACAAGATCGGCGAGATACTCACCGTGGTGCAGCAGAAAGCGCCGCAGATCATCACAGATTTCTGCGCCGGCATTACGGAAAAGATTCCGGAACTGATCGCACAGGGTGGTACGCTGGTGGCGAATCTGTTGGAAACGCTGACAGCGCTTGCACCGTCCATTATCAGCGGCGGTGCGGACATTGTGATTGCGCTGGTCAACGGATTCGCCGCACAGCTGCCGACGCTGCTGGAACGTGCCGGAGAACTGATCATCACCATTGTGCAGGGACTGACAGAAAAACTGCCGGATATCCTGGCAGCAGGCATGAATGTGATTTCCAGCCTGGTAGACGGAATCTCCAGTTTTCTGCCGGAACTCATCCCGGCGGCAGTGGACATGATCATAACACTTGCAGATGGGCTGCTGGACAATCTGCCGGATTTGATCGACAGCGGCATCCAGCTGCTGGAATCGGTGGTACAGGGCATTGTGGATGCGCTGCCGAAGATCGCAGAGAAAGCCCCGGAGATCATCATGAAACTGGCGGATACCCTGATTGAAAAAGGTCCGCAGCTGATAATTACCGCCGGAAAGCTGATCGTGCAGCTGGCGAACGGACTCATCAAGGCAATACCCACCATTGTTGCCAAAGTCCCGGAGATCGTCAAGCACATCAAGGACAAGTTCCTGGAAACAGACTGGGCGGCGCTGGGCAAGCAGATGATGGAGATGCTGGTGGACGGGCTAAAATCGATCGCAAATCTGGCGATCGGCGGCATCAACCTGCTGATCGACGGCGTGAACTACATCCCGGGTTTTGACATTCCACATATTCCCTATCTGGCACACGGTACAGAGAACTGGCAAGGCGGCTTCGCCCGCATGAACGAGGGCGGCAGAGGGGAACTGGTAAACCTGCCCAGCGGCGCACAGGTGATACCGCATGACATCAGCAAGCAGTACGCCAAAGAGGCAGCCAGAATGAACAGCGCCGGCGGTGCGGTCACCATCGACTATGACGCAATGGGCGCAGCCGTCGCAAGGGCAATGGCAGACGTAGATATGCACACCACATTCCAGTTGGACGGAAAGACCGTCGCAGACGTGACCACGCCGTATATCGACCGCAATCTGGGCAGAAGAGCGCAGATCGCAAACCGCTACGGCAGATAAGGAGGCAGACATGGCAGATATCATGGATACAGCACAGGGGACAATTTCCGGAGATGTGGCGCAGATACGCAGCGCCATCTACGGCAGAGAGGTACGGGCATCTATTGCAGAGGCGATAGAACTGCTGGACAGCAGCAGTCAGGATGCGGCGCAGAAAGCGGACACGGCACAGACCAGCGCTGCGGGAAACGCCGATGCCATTGCGGCGATCCAGGAAAAGATGGGACGCATCACGCCGGGGTTCACGTCCCGGTTTGAGCCGGGTTCCAATGGCATCAATTATCCGGTGTACCGCTGGATGAACGGAGAAACGTCCTACGACAAGGTGACGGCGGACCCGTCGCTGGAAGGGACGGAGATACAGATCGGTGATGCGGTCTACACATATACAGCGGACGAGCTGCAGCCGGGCAGGCTGGACTTCAAGGAATACATCAGCGGCTGTGAGGTCGGCACAGTGAACAAGTACGGACATAACAAGCCGTGCGGCTACTCCGTCGCCAGGAAAGGCGATGCGATCGTCCGGCTGGTATTGTTCGACGAAGACGAAAGCGCCATTTCTGAAGATGCAGACGGCGACATAGAGCAGTGTGCCATCCTGTACAGCAAGAGCTACGGCGTGAAAGGATTCCGCACGGACGCAGGCACCAAGCTGTATCTGGCAGACCTGCTCAGCCGTATCGATGTGCTGGAGCAGAAGGTACAGCAGCTGGAAAGCAAGTAAGGAGTGAGAAGAGATGCAGGATGTTTCCGGGATGTTCCACAAGCGGGAGATCGGTGTCAGAAATGATACCTATACCCGTGCAGAGATCGACGCAAAGGACGGCACGATACAGGTAGCAGCAGACAAAGCCCAGGAGACCGCAGACAGCGCCGTGTCCGTGAACAACACGCAGAACACGCAGATCGCCGCCCTGCAGAAGTCGGCGCACTCACACAGCAACAAGGACGTGCTGGACAAGACGGAGCAGCCGTATACCACGGCGGAACGGGATAAGCTGGCGGGGTTGGAGAATTATGTGCATCCGGCACATACTGCCTACAACAAGGGTATGTATAAGGTTGCAGTTGATGACGAGGGTCATGTGACTGAGGCTGAGACGATGACAAAAGAAGACATATACAATGCTGGGGGCGTAATCCAAAGCGAATTAACTTTCCAGGACTATATCGGTGATATTCCTCTAGCTTTTATGACCTTATTTTACGGTGGTGGACTCCGCAACATCGCAGAGATTGGGTTTGACCGTAGAGACGATGATGGCAAAAGAAATTTTAGTTTGAAACTCGGTGGGTGGCAAGATAAATCAACCGGTCGGTTGGACTTGGTAGATTATATAGGTTGCCAATATACCATAACACCAGATCCCAATAACTCCTATGGCACTCAGCATTATTACTATGTTTTGCCGGCGGGAAAAAGTGGGACAATAGCATTAACTTCGGACATTCCGGATATCTCTGAAAAGCAAGACAAACTGACCGCCGGTGCAAACATCACGATCAGCGGTAATACAATCAGCGCAAAAGACACGACCTATGGCAATGCGTCGGCTAGTGCTGCCGGGTTGATGAGTGCGGCGGACAAGAAGAAGTTGGATGGGATGGGCTTGTCTAAGTATCTGCCATTGGCTGGTGGGACGATGGCTGGCGACATCGATATGGCGACAAATCAAAAAGATATCTACATAGGGTCACATAAACAAACTAGCGACCATCCATCGGCGGTGGCTGGTGGTTCGTATGAAGTAGACAATGATGCAACAACTACCCTAAAAAACTATAGGTCGTTAGTCGGAACATTTCACAATACTAAAACTGGAAATTGGTTTAACATGATTTCCGTTCGGCATAGAAATGGCTATGGCGATGGTGGAAGCTACGGAATGTATATATATTCCGGATTGACATATGGTGGCAATCTGATCTGGAACAAGCAAACAGCGGCTAATACCTGGCAAGGCGAGCGGGTACTGTTGGATAGTGGGAATTATACAAGCTATGCCTCCGATAAAAACCACACGCATTCCGCTATAACAAACTGTTTTATGGATTTAGGAAGTGCTGGCGGTACTGTGAAATGGATACGGCTAGGAACTATCGTTTCGAACGCCGATGGTAGAACTATGGTTATCCGTGTGTGGTCTGGCGATGGTTTTAACGCTCGCACAAACCAGAATTCGTCATTTGAAATCCACATCAAGGACAGTTGGCAGTCAACGCCATCTGCCACAAACGCCTGTGCAGTCACAGTATATCGAATCAACTGCCCAAGCACTGTGACTGTCAAAGTTATACCAACAGATGCTTTGACGTATACAGTATGGGTGCATCCATCGCCGTGGACGTACTGGAATGGCAACTATGCCGTATACGGGTACTACAAAACATGGACGAGGCAGTATCTCATACAAGATGCAGAACCAGACGGGACAGCCGCCGCTATAGCTTACTACGACCAGGCATTCTTGACTAGCAA